TTTTTTTTTTTTTTTTTTTTTTAGAAAAATAACTTTAACATATATTTACGTATCTTAATTTAAGTTTACACTTCTTGATCCTTAAAGAAGAAAAGTGAGAAAAACTTCTACTGGGCATGCCCAGGGATCGAACTAAAAATAGTTACTAAAAGTAAGGGCATACCTAATATATGCAAGGCTAGTATTTTTGACAAATGAGCCTAATCTAATGTTAATAAGAAGAATTATGATTAAATATTATATAAGATTGATTAATTCTTAAATTTAAAGACTAAAATACTACTATAATTAAGAGCTAGTAATAAGTAATTCTAATGTGAGCTAATGCTCGTTCAGGATTCCCAATCCACACAACGTTATTGTAAACAGCTACAGTTTCGGCGTAATGACCACACAATGACATAATCACTATATACATATGTACATAGCTTTCAATCAAATAGCAGCACAGCCTACCATTGTTTCCTCAGTTTCACCTGTAGTGGAACATAACGTTTTTAATTTATGTCGCAGTATATTGAGACACAAAGGGAGGTCCAATCAGTTGATTGAACGAAAAGTCATCGCCAACGGCCCTATAAACAGTAATTTTTGTTCTGTCTAAAAGCACGTTAGTGTTTGACGTTGAAAGATCTACTTCAGTGAAATTACGCTGGAATAAATCGGACGACATATTCCCACCTGCCGTAATCGGAAGAATGGGATATCTCGCATAGTGGGGTACTTGAAACTCAAATACACCCTCAAGATTTCGTGGCATATAAACGTCAGCCGCTGTATAAGATTCCGGCAATAAACCAGTAGCAAATGCAACAGGTGATGAAGAATCAGTGATTAACTGTTCAGGTAGCAAACGAACTCTAGCGGCGTATATTTGAGCGTCATATGGAAGAACTTTGAATCTGAAAGATCCACGGAAAAACGCATATAGATATGAATAATAATCATACATATCAATAGAACGCGGTAACGTAGATCCACTAAGTAAAGGACTATTGACTTTTGAAGGTTGTATTTGATAAGCACCAGTAATTAAATTGCCGGCGTTTTGATCAGTGAAAACCCTATGAAATCGTTTAAGAACTTGACGAATAGAGGACACTTTTTCTCCCACTGTAATAGCACCACCTACATAATTAGTAGCAGGAAAATCTTTAGATGTTAATGGAGCTGTGACTGCACCAGTGGCTTGAATAACCTCTGGAGGCGCAATCACGGCTTCAGCTTCACCCACCTGAGCAACTGCGCGAGTCAATCTATTTAAGACTGTATCGGCAGTTAATGCTGGAGGAGGGAATAACACACTACTAGGATATATAGATGGAAGACGGGGTATTGAGAGTTCAAAGTCCGCTGCGGCGCCAACTTCTGTTATAACGTCGATAGATGAAGACACAGTACTAACTGCGCGAAGTTCGTTGAGTACAACCATATAAATGGTTCCCGTACTAAATGTATTATCGCGAGCAGTACCAGGGAATGCATTATCAACTAATAACCACTGTTGGATAGCGACG